GATCAATCGGTACGGCACCGCCCCTCAGCTCCAGATGGCGATCAAGGAAATGTCAGAGCTCACGAAGGCAATCTGCAATCTCCAGCGGGCCGTAACCTTCAACTACCGCAACGGTGCGAAGATCAAGGTCGCCCACGAGAGCGTCAGGAAAGAAATCGCGGATGTTTACATCATGCTGGCGCAGCTCGTTGAGATCGTCGGCAAGCCTGAAGAGGTACAGCAGATCGTGCTCGAAAAGCTCGAACAGCTCAAAGGCTGTTTAGACGACGGGGAGGTACGCAGTGAGTAAAGAAATCTTACTTATACGCAATGATGATGGCGAATTCGAGCTGTACGATGACACCTACGATGTGGTCATTCATTGCAAAAATCGGCAGGGCATGAAAGAAACCTGCGAGATTCTGCGCAAGGTAGGCACCGACGAGAAAGCGCCCAACGCTTTATTGATGGATCCTGTTGATATGGCGATTGCCATAAGGAACCATTGTAAATCACGCACAGGTGGGTGCGAGGGCTGCTGCTTTGACAGGCCGACCAGCGATAACGGGGATGGTGAATGCGTTTTGGGCTGTCCTGAAGACTGGGAAGTGTGAGACCGACTATGGCAAAAATTATCTGGATATGTCCTTCTTGTGGGGCGACCACGGAAGAGGTTTGCGAAACTGACCTTGTCCCGTTCCACAACCACCCCATCACCCTAAATAGGGAGTGCCAAAGGTGCATATACAGGCAGCGCTGGAATGACCTTTCCATGCTGGGGGTTCTTCCTTCTATTGGTAGCGGCGAAGAAGTTCGTAGCGCAGAGTATTATCACGATGTATGGGGGTTTGATTATTATGGTCCAGGGTAAAGCTGTTCTGCTGAGTATCCGGCCGGAATGGTGTGACCTCATCTTGCGAGGTAAGAAAACTATGGAGGTTCGGAAAAATTATCCGAAGCACCTTTATGAAAAAGGAAAACCGTTCAAGGTGTACATCTACTGCACAAAAGCACCGCAACAGCTTATCACTATTTTCAAAGACGGGGAAGAAACGATGGATGGCGAAATCCATCATGGAAAGCCTGTATTCGTAAAGTTCGATAAGTTACTGCCGGACAGAGTTCGCGGAAAAACGCAGATGGTTGTTGGCGAATTTGTCTGCGACAAAATCTATGAAGTTGCCCCGCTGAATCATACACCGGATGATTTTGAGCAGCAGGCGTGCATGGACAGAGACCAGATTTGGGAATATCTGCACGGTCAAGGCTGGGCGTGGCATATTTCAGAATTGAAGATTTATGACCAGCCGAGACCGCTGGAAACATACACGCGGCTGTTACAGACAGGATGTTGTTTTGAACCGCTCAAAGTAAAAAGGGCACCCCAAAGCTGGTGCTATGTGGAGGATGCAGAATGTACGTCATGAACAAAAAATGGGACTCCATCACGAACATTGCCCAGTGCACCAGCGTGTATGTGAGTCCTGAGCACGAAATCAAGGCTGTTCCTACGGGCGGCGGTGCGGTGTATCGGCTGGGACAGTATGAAACCGCAGAAATTGCCCGTGCTGTGCTGAATGACCTGTATATGCACATTTCGACTGGCTGTGTCTACCAGATGCCGAATGACCAGCGAGCGCTGGTGCTGGCCCGCGGAATGAGCGACGAACGGCCTGACAAGTTTGCCGGGAATGGTAAGAAGCCGGTGCGCAGGGGAGGATCCTGATGACTAAGAGACATCATTATAACCGAAAAGGCCAACCACAGAAGCGGTGCAATCCCGACACTTGCCCGAACTGTATGTACATTGGAGAGGGCGACAGCTGGTGCGACAAAATTGGTGAAATTGTTCTTTCTGACTGGGAGCCTACGGATTATTACATGGGGTGTTGTAAGGGGGCAAGAGCAAATGAAAGCACACATCGAGCCTAAGAGCAAGGAATGCCCGTTCTGCGGCGCATCTACCTATGAGGTTATGAGTGGTACGGGCGTGAAATGTATTCGGTGTACCAATAAGAGAACTTGCGGTGCCATCGTCAGTTTCAACAACAAAGACTGTGATGAACGCGGAGTTTCCCCGGTTAAGTACTTCAATCGGCGGACGGAAAGGAAAGTGCTCCAATCGGCGTGCGGAAAGGGAGCAAAAAATGAATCTGATTCGTGAAGTTCTTTCAGACCAGACGGTGACGGCGGTGGCATCTATCATCCTGATCGTGGCCGCGCTGCCTATGGCTGGATGGTCTTGGGCCGTAAATCAAATGGCCGGAAAATCGGCCGGAAGAAAAAAGGAGGGTACATGAAAGCGCATCTGTCGTTCCTGTGCAATGGTCAGTGTCGGTGGTGCAAGAACTACTGGGATTGCAGTAAGCACAAGAAAATCCTGGCAAAAATTTTCGGATGCAAAGATTGGAGATGGAGAATATGAGCAAGGAAATCAAACAGCAGCGCATGAATGCCCGTGATGAAGCGTCGCAGCTGTTTTGCTGGTGCATCGTTACGGCCATGAACCAAAAAGAAGGCATTGGTGCGGAACGGCTTCGGCGGGCCTGTAATGAGATGCAGGCATTCCAAGCCCGCTACAAAAGTAAAATCGACTCTGGGAACCGGAGAACGGCCACTGAAGCCATGCGGGACGATTTAAGGGAAATCTGTGATTTCACGGTACGTCTGCCGCAAAATCGAGCTCCGCGTAATCACAGGGAAGAGCAACTTCGCATGGCGCAGGATGAGGGCGCTGAGATCGCATGGCTGGTTATGGCCGCGACGGCGCATCTGACGTTTGGCTTTGGCAAGGAGCGCCTTGCACGGCTGAAGAAAGGAGCCATGGACGACTATCGACAGTACATCGGATGGGTCAAGACAGACGGCGAGGACTGCGCCAAGGAATGGCTGAAGCGCTGTGTGGAACAGGCCTTGCATGAAGAGCTTAAAGTGAATGACATCCAGAGCGGGAGCCGCCCGCCGAAGCAGTACTATTCGTCTGGAGTTGACGTGGCAGATATGATTCGCGTGACGGGCGCTGTGTCTGCGAAGATGGCGGCAGAGCGGGGCATTAAACGTGTGCCGCTTGCGGTTTTGAGTCAGAGCGAGGTGACCCGCAGGATGAAAACTATCTGAGCAATAAAAAAGAGGACCGCTTGCGCAATCCCCCGATAGAGCAAGTCTATTATACCTAAATTGATGTATTTTGGCAACGATAGAACAGGAGGGTGCGCAAAATGACTATCCCGGAAGAAATGATGGCCGTTATTCAGGAAACCGCAAGAAAGGCTGCTCGTGAGGGCGCCAAGGAAGTTATCGCAGAACAGACCCGCAAAGCCGCAGGCCGCTGTGACCGCCGACTTCGGAACACGAAGCTGTTGCTGAAAAACTATCGGATGTTCAAGAAGCACTGCACGGGCGCGGTCTATACGGACGAAACGGGTGACCATGACGGCAAGGAAGAAGAAACCGCGCTGGAACTGCTTGATATGATGCTTCAGCGCAATAACGCGATTACGGTCGAATCGATCCGCAACTCCTGCCGCCGTACAAAAATCATGGTTCGTCATATTGATTCGATGCTGGCCCTGTACGAGACGTACTGCGAACAGAGCAAGAATGAGGCCCATAAGCGCGGCTACCGCATCATCAAAGCGATGTACATTGACGACGAGGCCAAGTCCATTGAGCAGCTTGCGGCGCTGGAGGGCGTGAGCACCCGTCAGGCATACCGAGACCACGATGCGGCCGTTGAAAAAATCTCGGCGCTCATGTTCGGCATTGATGCCTTGGACATGGAGTAGGCCGATGTCAAAATCATGTCATTTACACGGCATGAAAAATGTGGTAGAATAATACCGTAAAATTCTAATCATAGCGCATTGCCCGCCCGGTTTCGCCACCGAGCGGGTATTTTTATGCCCGGAAAGGAGGCAGAAAACCGCCGCTCCCCAATTTGACCCGCAACGCCAGCGGGATAGCAAAGAAGGGAGAAAAAATGAATCAGCAAGTAGTGTATCAGGATATTTCGCAGATCCATCCCTATGAGAACAATCCCCGGAACAACGAAGCGGCCATTGAGCCTGTTGCGCAGAGCATCAAGCGGTTTGGCTTCCGTGTCCCCATCCTCATTGACGGAAAAGGAACCATCATCGCAGGACACACCCGCTATGAGGCCGCAAAACGGCTTGGCATGGACGAAGTGCCGTGTATTCGGGTCGATGACCTGACGGATGAGCAAATCCGCGCATACCGCATTGCAGACAACAAGGTGGCTGAGGCTTCTTCGTGGAATGATGATATTCTCCGCGCCGAAATGGACGCGCTGAAAGCCTTGGACGTTGATTTGACGGACACGGGCTTCAGCGAAGTGGAGCTTGATGGGCTTCTTCGGGAAGTGGAGGATGCCGACTTCGAGGAGTTCTTTACGGAACCCGTCCAACAGCCGCCCAAAGCGGCCGATGCAGAGCAGAGCGCCGAGACCCAGCAATCTTCCCAACCGGAATCTTCTCAGCTCGCTGTGCCGCAGCAGAGCGGCTCTAAGCTCATCCAATGTCCGCATTGCGGAGAATGGTTTGAGACATGAGGCTATGTCTGGCAGGTACATTCCCGGCCGAGAAGATTGTGAAAGAGTACCGCCCAGAATACGTTCTGGAGAGCTTCTTTTACATCCGACCATGGCAAATCGAAGAAATTCCAAAATGGAAAATGTTCCTGCTCGACAGCGGGGCATTTACTTTTATGCACGGTATAGAAGCGTCTTCAAAGCCAGTAGATTGGGATGGATACCTGAGTCGGTACATCGACTTTATCAACCGCAACAACGTGCAGCATTTCTTCGAGCTGGATGTGGATTCCATCGTAGGTTATGACGCTGTAAAACGCATGAGAGCGCGCCTTGAAGCAGAGACAGGAAAGCAAAGCATTCCGGTCTGGCACCGCTCCCGTGGTCTGGACGAGTTCAAGCGCCTGTGTAGGGATTATCCCTATATCGGCATCGGCGGCTTCGCAATCAAGCACATACAGCCCAGCGAGTACGGCTATATCCGTCGTTTGGTGCAGTATGCAAATTCTTGCGGGGTGCGGGTGCATGGTCTGGGGTATACCAAAAAGGATGCAGTGAGTTTCGGCTTTTACAGCGTGGACAGCACGACATGGACCACACAGGTCAATTTCGGAGGGCTGTCATACTTCAATGGCACAGAGATGGTCGTGGTCAGACCGCCCAAGGGGATGATCGGCGCAGACTATCGCCGCCGCCGGGAGTACTCGTTGAGAGAGTGGATAAAGTACCAGAAATACCTTGATACGAAAGGAAAATGGCGTGGATAAAGAAATCGTCTACCGCGTCGAAGATGGCATGGACAGGGAAAAGATTCTCTGCACCACCTACCAGATGCGGAATTTTTATATGCAGTTCAGAGATGGCTTTTTCACCAATCTGGACGTTATGAACTATATCCAGCACCTCGCCGCCGCCCATATGGCGAAAAAGGGGATGAACGTGCTGGATGTGTGCTGTGGGCGCTCTCTGATGCTCCCGCTGCTGCGCTACTACGCAAAGGACATTGCATCCTACACTGGAGTGGACATCAGCAAGGCGAACATCAAGGAAGCGATGCGCGGCGCAACTGCAAAGAACCTCGAACCCAAGGATTTGGCCTCCTACTACCCGTTCCGGGTGGGCTGGAAGCTGGGCAACGTCGCAGAGATGTCTAAGGTCATCCCGGCGGGCTTTGCCGACTTCGTGATTTACACCTCCGCCATCGAGCATATGCACCCTACGGACGGCGCAAAAAGCCTTGCAGAATGCTACAAGGTGATGAAGCCGGGTGCAAAGATGTTTCTCTCCTGTCCGAACACCCCTGGCAATGGGTATCAGACCCAGTACCGCGCTCATGTCTATGAGTGGGGCTACGATGAACTGAAAGCCAAGCTGACCGAAATCGGATTCAGTATTGTGCAGGAGGTCGGTTTGGTCACCAGCGTCCGCGAAATGGACGAGTTCTATTCCAAACAGCCGTCGGCGCTCAAGGATTTCTATGAACGCATGAAGTCCTATGTCCCGTCTGCATTTCTCACAGCGTTTATGGCTATCCCATTCCCGCGTGAGGCGAAAGAGCTGTTGTTCATCGTCCAGAAGCCGAAAGGAGAGGAAAATGCCTAAGTTCAAGAATGAGTATGGGGTGTCGAAAATCAAGTACACCCAGAAGTGCAGATGCTTTTGCCCTATCGGAAAGGCAGACTACACGAACAACTTCACCGTGACTATCACTCCGAAGAAGTGGATCCCGGACTACTGCGAAATCGACAAGTTCATTCGTGAGCAGCTGGATGGCAAGAGCCTTGTCATTGAGGACGCCGCCTGCAAGCTGAAGCAGTGGCTCACGGGGGAGATTCATCCCTACTGGGTCGAGGTCGAGTCGGATGTGACCGACGGTGTGCACGGCCATGTAACGGTAACAGTATAAGGGAGGGGCGCAAGATGAAAAATACTCGTGCTCTTTGCCAGACCGCCGTTGTTGCAGCATTGTATGTGGCGCTGACCACCTTGAACCCCCTGTCGTGGGGTGCAATCCAATTCCGGGTTGCAAATATGCTCTGTGCACTCCCGTTCAAGGACAAGAAATATGCCCCGGCGGTTCTGCTGGGAATCGCAATCGCAAACGCAACCAGCCCGTTTGGGCCTGTCGATGTGGCCTTTGGTCTGATGGCTGAGGGCGTGGCGTATCTCCTTGTTGTTTGGGGGCCGTGGAAAAAGCTGGGGATTTTGTGGAAAGCTGTTATCCTCTCTTTGTCCGTGGCTCTGTTCATCGGGGTGGAGCTGTACGCAATGGTGGGAGCGCCGTTCCTGCTGACGGCCGCAGGGCTGTTCGTTGGCACTTTCTTGGCCGTGGAACTCGGCAACATGGTGATTTCTAAAACCGCTCTTGCAAGAATCGTGTAAGAGGGGGGCGCGGCGCTGGCTCTGCAAAGGGTCGGCGCTTTTTCTTTGGAACAACATAACCGTCAGGCCAAATACCGGGCGAGCAGAACAAAGAGGGATAGTGGTGGCGATGTAGATGGAAACGCGAGACAAGGCGTTCACCCTTTATAAGAAAGGGATGGGATGCACCGAAATCTCAAAGAAGCTGGGCGTATCGCTGAACACGGTCAAGTCTTGGAAAAAGCGGTATTGGGATGCACAAAAGGGTGCACCCAAGAAGCGCACCCCGTCGCACCCAAAGGGTGCATCTTCAAAATGCACCCAGCAAGACCCGGCGGCTCAGCCTGAGAAGAAACCGAATCTCGGCGGCGCGCCGAAAGGGAACGTCAATGCTGTTGGCAATCATGGCGGGGCACCGCCGGGAAATCAGAATGCGCTAAAGCACGGCGGTTGGTCTGCTGTGATGTTTGGCGCGTTTTCCGAAGAAAACCAGAAAGCTATACAGGACTGCACGAAAGACGTGGATGCAGAGGACCTGCTGATACAGGAGCTTCAACTGCTGACCGCCCGCGAAGCATTTCTGCTCCAGCGCATTACGGCGGCTCAGGAAAAGAAGCAGCACATCCAGTCGGTGCATACATCAAAATCCAGCAGGTCTTTTACCCGGCTGGATGAGGATAAAGAAAAAGAGGCCCACGACAAGGAGGTTTACATTGAGCGGATAGATGCAAAGGTGCAAAGGGAAGAGCGCCTTCCTGGCACCAGCGTTGAGACATCAACCACCACCGAATCAAGCTACCTTATCGTGGAGCGCTTAGAGCGGCTGTTGACCGATGTACAGCGCCAGAAGTCTAAGGTGATACAGCAGCTTGCCGACCTGCGCAGAATGAGCAACAGCGGCAAGAATGAGCTGGTAGACGACTGGGTAGCGGCAGTCGAGGCGGCGGACGCAGAAGTGGAGGGTGAAGACGATGGCGCTGAGACAACGTGAAGTCTTCGCC